TAACCGCCCTTGCGGGCTTAGGTCATGTTGGGGAAGCGAGTCGCAGAAACGTCTACAGTAACAAAGCCTTCGCTTGTCCTATTGACTGTGACGTTATCGACCACGATCTTGCCACCGGTGCTGGTTGCGTTGGCTAGGGTCGTGAGTACCGCGCCTGCCGTGGTGGCGAAAGCGCCAGTGATAGTAGTAGAAAAGGCGAAGGTATCGGTGGGATTATAGATTCCAACCCCGACCACCTCGCCGCTTTGGTTCCTAACTTCCGCACGCTCTACGTTGCGGGTTTCTGTGAAAGATTGTACGAGGCCACCAGACTCTGCGCTGATGCCGAACGTTAAGCCGCTTACTCCGATTGTAGTGGATGCCATATTGCCTTAAATTTTGTGTCAACTGGCGATGGAATTAGGCATGGCAATTACTGCCAGCCGGTAGGTGCGACGCATGGTTCGCTCCTCATCGTCGGCTTCAGGCTCTACGGAATCTACCTTGGCGTTATAGCACCGGGCAGATCCGATGGCGGTGGTGGCGTTAAGGCGAGTGGCTAGTGGGCTAGAGTCATAGAAAGCCTGTAACACCTTGCTGCACTTCTGGGTATGAGCATCGACGGTGGTATCGTCATAAGAATCCTCGACAATAATATCTACCGGCACGCTGAATACGCCAGACCCCTGCACTGGCTCCTCCGTGCCTAGGGTGGCTTTAATCACGATGGATGGCGGTAAATTCTCGGTCTTGTCGTGAGATAGGTGGTAGTTCACCCCGGTGACGGTGGCGCTTAATAGCTCACTGAAAGCGGATTCAATCAGGCGATCGAGCATGGTGACGGCGGGCATGGTTATAGATCCACGTCAACGCGGCCGGGCCATGTGTCACAATTATCCTGCGCCCATCGTTCTTTCTGAGGCAGGAAGTATGTAGGGCGGTCTTGGCGCAAGGCAGACGCCAGTACGGCAGGCGCTGAGTTAATCGTCATAAACTTGTCGGCGTGTTTGATGGCTTGCGCCATTTCAACGATCGATTGAGCCGTCCAGTGTCTTTTATAGAAATAGTATTTTCTCTCGCACATAATCAAATAATCGCCCATGAGCTTTTCTGCTTTATCTAGAATATCGAGCGTTGGATAATTCCATGCTTGGCTGATACCCAGCGGTGCAAGAAGGTTATATTGATCGGGCAAGCCGGGTGGAGGCCCGTCTGGCACGCAATCCAGAACGATCTTGCGATCTGCTCCCGCAATCGCTGGGTGTTGGTAAACGAAATCCATCCACGATAATTTTGAATCTCGGAATGCGTTGTAACGATTGGGCCAGATTTCTAAATCTATTATGTCATCGGCAGTGCCTGGGCGCACGTAGGTAACCAAATCAAAGACACCGTGATATTGATCAAAGCAATCTAAGACTACCTCGTGGCCTTGGTCGGCGAGATATTTGCAGGCAGGCAAGCAGCGCAGAACATCGCCTAGGCGTTGCTGGTATCGAATACACTTTTTCACCCCGCAAAATACTCCGTTACTTTATGATTTAGTTTATTTTCTACATCAAGCAGTTGTATTTTGCGTCCCTTTGCCAAAGACTTTTGTGCAATGTCGGCGTTTGATTTTGTGTAGGTGTCGGTTTCCTCATTATCCATGTGCCCCCGAAGCCTGGCTGGTACTCCGCACCCTGTGCAAAAATGTTTTACTTGGTCGGAAAAAGCCGAGATTGGTTTTTTCCACCAGTCCAGAACAACAGGATGTCCGTGATCTTCTCCTCTGGCCAAGTCAAAGGACGCCGCCACTTCGCAGAAATAAGCTCGAAGTTGTCCCTTGTTTTGAATGATGGATGCCGACCAGTCTTTGTTAATATCACACCGGCTAATTCTGTCCCACATCTCCTGCTCTGGATATAGGTCTTTGACTGCGGTCAGCAGGGGAGCGTGATGGCTGTTCCCCACATAATATCCTCCGTTAAAGCCACGCTGGTTAATCATTACATTGTGCAAGTCTTTCAGTTTCTCGTTGGCTCTTTCCATGTTGTGCGGGTTAAGGTTTAATGCCCCAAAGGTTTGCTCGATCACCTCGCGGTGTTTGAAATAATTATTCGTCCAAAGACCCCTTTGAAATTGATTAGGTATCTCCTCCCGAAAGACTTGGCACAACTCCGCAAACTTCGTGTGAACGCATGGATTGCCTCCGATCATGGCGATTATCCCGCCGTAGTTCTTTAGGCTTTGAAGAGCCAGTCGAAAGTTCTCGACGCTCATCTCCCATTTTGTTTCTTGATTAGCTAAAAGCCGGGTGCAGTTAGAGCAGGCCAGATCGCACTTGTTAGTAACATCCACGCAAACAATGTGCATAGACTCTGGGCTTCTCATCTTTCCGATGGCGATATCTGCACATGACTTTTGGGGCAGTTTTTCTGCAATGCAGGACAGAATAAAGTCACGGCAGAACATGTGCTTAGAACTCTTAATTGCTTCCTGCATGGCTTCTACCTTTTCGTGTGGTATGGCCTGCAAGATTGATTCTACGTTAAGCAGATCTTTTTCTTGGATTACAACGCACAGATCGCCCCATTTAATTTTGTCGGCAAAGGGTAAAACGTAGTCGTCTGAAAGCAGCACCGGGATTGATCCACACAACAGCGCCTCAATAAAACGAAACGACCATCTGCCATAGCCAGCGGGGCAAAGGGTAAAGACGGATCTAGACATCAGTTCGTGGGGATGCAGTTCCTTGCCTAATTTTTTAGCAATGTCGTCGGGCCACCCGATGATCATTTGTTTGGCAGCTGCCTGCAATTCGACTAAACGCCCTCCGCGAATATGCTCGTAAGGCAGATGCAGTTGAGCCATTTTGCCCATGAAAGACGCAAATATATCTCGGTCGCAGACATGACTGGCGACCTCATGCGTCTGGTAAGGCAGCATGGCGATGTCTTGCTTGTGCAGAGTTGCGAGTGATTCCAATACGATTAAAATAAATCGGTCATCCATCCACCTCCACTTTTTGTCGTAGGCTCGAATCGGGTTAGCTTCGTGAGTCATTTCGTGAATTGACTCTTTGCGTTGGCCGACATCTCCAGTGCTGACCAGTACATGGTTTCCTCGGTCTAGATGCGTACAGTGTTCGTTAATTATTTTTTCTGGATCAAGGTTAGAGAATTGCATGCCAGCCAAAAAAAGCGGAACGAAGAAACAGTCAGCTTCCTCGGGATTAGTCGTTTCAAACTTTTTTAGAAAATAGTAGATGTCGTTTAAATAGGCTAGATGTGGCTCCAACCTATCGCGCTGAGCCAGCGCCTTGTTGCCCTCTTGCGTTACAGGATTGTCGATTAGGTTGTTGTAAATAAATACTTTCAAGGATTGCGCTCCTTAAATATCTTCTCGCCTAGCTCATAGTTTTCTTTGGCGTTGTGCCGTTTAAATTCCGCATCCTGAGTTGCCCCTGTGAACAGCGGATTATTGTGGGTAAAGACGATATCTTTTGCGGGTATGACTACGCCCGCTTCGGCGGCTCGTTTGCTAAATTCGTTGTCGCTAAATATGCCCGAGCAGGCGTCATACTCAGGCGCAAATAATGTGCCCTGCTGTGCCAGTCTGGCTTTCGTCAGAATCGCCATGCAAAGCAGGTCGTCCTTACGATGGCCGTCAGAGATCGCAAGCACTGCGGGCTTGCTAGTGTCGCCCAGGCGTTCGGTGATGATTGCGTCCCAGTGAAGAGGAGGATCCCAATCGTCAGATCCTTGGATGATGATCTCGCCCCGGGCTATAGCTGCGGCTCGATTCCAAGCGGCAACGCAACCGCCATCACCCTTAACTAAGTTCCAATTTTTTAGTGGCTCAGAGCTGGGGTCGTTATTGTCGCACGAAAAGATCCACTCTACGGAGGCAGGATCTGCTGCCTTTTTCATCCACAAGATTCGGGCGTTGATCGCTTCTTGCGGTCGCCCGCGGGTCGCGTGACAGACCGTGATCTTAACCGGCTTCTGCGCCCTCCACATTTTCTCGATCTTGTCGGCTTCGGTGGTATCGCCCACAGCTCGGCAGGCCGCCAAGTAAAGATCGATGCACTCAAAGTCATAGACGGTGCGTTGGGCGTTCCAGATTTTCAGGCCCGGATCGGGCTGAACCATTGCAGATTTTAATAAATGATAAGCCTGTAGCCATGCGCCCACGCTGGCTTCTTCCCTGGCTAAAAAGTAAATGGCCTCCCTGCGCCCAGGATTCATCTGATGCGCCTTGTGGTATAGGCCGATCCGAACGGTGCGATCTTGCGTGGCGGTGGCCTCATTGCAGGCCGCTTCATAAGCCAACGTCGCTTCTTGCCCTGGCCAGATTGCGGCTACGTGAGACCATGGCAGGGACTCGTTCCGCTTATTGCCCAGAAAAAGCTCCTGCTGAAAGTAGTAAGCATACTTGCCCGCCTCACTAAGCTGGCCCTGCAAGATGCGTAGATTGCGGTCGGCGCTGTTTGGCTTATATCCGCCCGGGTGATGCTCTACCCATACCTGCTGCTCCCCGACAGATTCATAACCCGGAAGGGGTAGGAGCGCTTCGTGTACTGCGTAGTGCCACCGGCCCGACCACTGCCCATCCTCCAACCGCTTAACCATTCTTTCCCTTATTGGGGTTAATTTGGCGTTTATAACGTTATAAACGCCCGCGTAGATGCCGAGCTTGGGATTCTGTTCAAATGCTTCTACGGCCCTTCTAAGAGCATTTTTGAGGTCTTTATGAGGCAGGTCATCGCAATCCACCCAGAATGCGTAGTCCCCAGTACACGCATTCAATGCGCAGTTCCTAGCGGCGGCAAAGTTATCGATGTGTTGCCATGACGCTGCGGCCGGTGCGTTGTGATACTCTACTATTTTGGCACCTGACTTTTCTGCTATGGCCCGTGTGCCGTCATCAGGCCGGCCACCTTGAGCCATGCACACGACTATCTCGTCGCAAAACTGAAACGCCTTGAGGCAGCGGTCGATAAATTGGGCCTCATGGCCGGCAATCAAGTAGAGGGAAATTTTAGGATTTCGAGTGGCCATACTAAAACTCTCGCAAGCCCAAGACGTAAGAACCGATTGAAGTATCCAAGGTAACGATGCGGAAACTGACTGAGTTAGCCACTAGTACTGAGCCGATCGTGGGGGCCGTAGCGATCCCTGTGATATCAATGGTGAAAGTGCTGTTAAGATCTAGGTCAAACCCGCCCAGCTCGACCGCTTCCTTGCGGGTAGTCGTGGAAAGAATGCCAGTAACGCTTGTCGATCCGATGGTCGCCGCCGTGCCCGTCTGCTCGTAAAGGGCGGCCAAACTTTCTTTGAGGCATTCCGTAAATTCAGACATGAGAGGATTTCTTAAAGTGGAAAGGGCGGTGAGCCGATTGGCCCACCGCCCTCCCCGAGTGAATTAGCTACCGTTGATACGTACGAGGCTGGAGGTTTCTCCGGCCTTCACGCCGTAGATCAGGGCGTAGGTGCGTTGCAGTTTGCCGAGAACCACATCGTAGAACTCGCGAACCTGCACCGACAAGCCAGTCCTAGGCTCAGTCACCACAGAGATGTCTCCGGGGATGCTCACGCCCGTCGGCACTTCTGGAACGCGGGCTGCGATCAAGAGTGCTTCCTGTTGGGCGAAGAATCCGCCCAGGGTGATGCCGTTTCCGGGGACTGCGCTGTACTGGTTGATGTTGAACCCAGCCACGTTGCCGATGCCAGCCGTGCGAACGAGGTCGCCCGAGATCTGGGGATTGGCCACGACGGTCGTATCATTCAAGAGCGCACCGTAGAAGCTGGGGTTAAGAA